GTTGCTACCCATAATTGTGAGTCCAAGCCGTCTCTGAGCTTCTGGTAAACTTCGTCTGGCTGTGTCGATAAAGTTAAGGTAAGGACTGCCAGTTCTGAAGCGAGCTTCAAGTATTCGTTGCCAAAGTCTGCGAGCCTCGACTGTATCTCTGACAATTCCTGTACTTGGGTCTGTGAGATTCCATTCTGTATCATTAATTACCGCCTCCATAAAAGCGTCAGTGATGTTCACTGCATTAAAAAGATTAAAACATTTGCGATTGATGTCACCACCAGTCGCTACCTTGAAGGAGATAAACTCCTCGATATCAGGATGACTTACGTCTAGGTACGCCGCGTAGCTTCCCTTCCGTGTCTTCCCCTGTTTGTACGCTGTCATCTGCGCGTCTACTACTTTCATGAATGGGATTGGTCCCGGAGCTTTGTTGCTCACTCCTCTCACGTCTGACCAGTGCCCACCCACACCTCCGCCCTTTACGGAAAGCCATGCTACCTCCCCATTATGTTCAATAAGGCTATCAAGATTGTCCCCCACGTAAGTAAGGAAACAGCTAATAGGCAACCCACCAATCTTTCCATTCGGTTCTGGGGCATTACTGAGCACAGGTGACGCAAACATGAACCAACCTTTTGAGGCATAGTCATAAATACGTTGTGCCAAATCCAGATCCCCATAACAGTAGGCAACTGCCGCACGAGCAAAAGCCTGCTGAGGAGACTCTTCATTCTCAAGCATATAGTAGTCACGCATAAGCGTAAGTGCTTGCTCACTAAGGCGACTGTCTCTTTCATAATCAATCGTTATCCCAAGGTGTTGAGTCATCTAAGTCTATCTCCAGTGTCTCTTGTTTTTGTTCGATCCGGTCTACGAATCTTTCAACTAAGTCTTCTGAAGTAATCTCTAACGTCTCCATCAGAGTTACCTCATCTAACTGCTTGAGCTTATCCTTAATATCTTCAAGCGTAAACATCTATTTTACCATACTTCAATTAGTTTGTCAAGATAATGTTTGCACTTTTGCAAATCTAATACACCACCCTTGTCCTGAAAGCGAGCGATGTACTTGATTACATTACCAATTAAGTATCCACGGTACTGATCCTCAGTCATCCATGACTGCATTGCATCCCAAGGTTGTATGTCTTTGGATGTGTAATGGTTACCACCAAGCTGATACTCACGGGCCATAGAATTTAGATCAGGCATACCTCTCCCTCAAGTAGTTGATTGACACTGGCATCTCATCGAACGTACCTTCAAAGACTTCATGCAACATCCAGATACCAGACCATGATCCGTTAGTCTGCGGGTTCAAGTAGTCCTCATCATGTTGATAATAGATTCCTGCAAACAATCCAGTGATGCGCTTACCATCAGCACGTTTAGCGTAGGAGATACTACGATCCTGTACGTGACCCATGACACAACTCATATGCTGTTTGTTCAACAGTGCGTTAGAGGAACTTACTGGTCTTCCCATAACACCACTAACAAAGTAATGGCTATAACACACACCATCAATGACCACAGGCTGTAAGAAATCATACACCTCCCATCCCATCTCTGTTAAATATAAATCATCAAAGGACATCAGTCCGTCTAGTTTAGGGTCAGCGTTGATAGCACGAGCAATACGGTACTCGTGGTTACCAAGTGTGAATACCATGCGAGGGTTCCACTGCTTGTCCTTGTTACGCTTGAGCCTCTCTTGTTCCTTACGAATAGGATCAAGGAACTCTTGCATAGCCTCGATGCCTGAGTTGATATCGTTGACGTAGCGTCTGCCCTCAAACGATTTCTTACCGACATCATACGTTGATAGACTAGGTAGATCAAAGTGGTCACCAATGTGTATGATCACATCAGGCTTTTTATCTACGGCATATTCTCCTGCCCAACGCAAGTGATCAATTGGATGATCAGGTTTTACTTGCGTGTCAGGTATGACCATATGTTTAATCATGCTTAACCTTCTTCAATAGTTCAAAGAAATACTCTGCATCAACAACAGCTAAAGGCTTTCTTCTGTTTTCTTTAACGATGACAAGTGGCTGTGCATCGCCTCGATTGTTGCACTGGTCAATAAAACGATAGACTCCAACTCTCGCAAGCGACTTGCATTCGACATCGAACGGGAAAGACTTGCGAGCCAAAGGGCTAAGTTGAAGATCACTGCCACTAACACCCATGCTTGTACTTCTAACATCATCCTCCTCCAGATGGGGATACACATCGAGAACTTGGTCACGCGCCCACTGCTGTAGCTTACGCCCCTTCGCTTTCGCTGACTGCGTTTTCACTTGGCGGACTCCATAACTCATTCTCCTTGCGTTGTAAGTATAACAACACTCCGTTCTCGACAGCCCTCTCGTGGCTTCCTAACTCCTCAACACAAACATCAAACATCTCCCGTTCACTCAGTCCATTGAGTAATTTGTGAGCTTTCTTAGGGCCAATACCTTTGACACCTATGATGTTGTCAATGCGGTCACCAACAAGAAACTGCATATAGAAGTTGAGCAATCCCTGCTCTGCGGTGATGTAATACTTCTCCTTCTTAACAAAGTTGTAGTGCCATCCTTGCACTTGATCAAAGTCTTTATCCAAGGAGACGATGATGGAATCGTCACCGAACTTGGTTGCCTCGATTGCAATTGCATCGTCAGCTTCGATCCCTTCGTACACGTCACCGTTCCATGAGTATTGAAGGTACTCCCGCAAGAGACCATGATGTACTGGTTTCTCTCCCTTGCGGTTGCCCTTGTAAGGTGCAGTGATGGCGTAGTCATGCCGATAGTTTGAACTGCCAGTTAAGTATGTCCTCCATGTTGAACAGTCGATATCAAACATCAGCATGTCTTCCAAGAACCTAGCCATCGTCCTGATAGCTATGTCCTCAGATTCCTCTTGAGTTGCAAATCCTATGCGGTAACAGAGGATGTCGCCATCAATCAGTGCGATCACAGAGTCTCTTCGTCCTCAGCCATCTCATTGACTTCAGGTGCTTCATATTTGTTCAGGTCAGTGATCACAAGTTTAGCAATGCTTAACGACATACCTGACTGACCAGTCGGTGACTTCCAAGAATAAGGCTTGACCATAATGTTCGCCTTAGAACCATTGCCTACCTTGATGCTTGAAGGAATCACGTCACCATTCTTATCGTGTGGTGTGATCTCGTAGTTCTTAGACTTGCACGTAATGAAGAACCCTTTCTCTGGCTTGTTAGCATCAGAGCGTACAGTCACGCCAGTCTTCTCGATAGCCTCGATCTGATCGTCATCGAGGTTCACAATATCGACTTGGTACTTACCGCTGAGCTTGTTACGCTCATACAGGAAGGGCCACATCAACTCTACGTTGTCAAGTTTAAATACTTCGCTCATACTTTTCTCCTATAGGAAGTAATAGAACATATATTATAACACACATTGTTAGTGCGTGTCAAACCAATTGTTACCAATCTTTGCTTCGGCATCTACGGGACACCGAAACCCCAACACCTCACCCGCTTTGCGAGCAGAGGCTACCATGATTGACGCAACAGTTTCCGCATGTGGTCTCTGTGCTTCAATCTGGATTTCATCATGCACGAATGCAACTTGCTGTACAGGAAGTCTTTGTCTCTTGAACTCTTTGTGCGCCTCGATGCACCACTGCTTCGCAATAATAGCACCACATCCTTGCAGTAATGAATTAAGTGCGGCGTGTTCGCTACGCACCAGTATTCTTCTACCATCCAAGCCGGGTACGTACCCTTTGACCGCCACCTTCTTAACTTTCTCCATAAGTCTTGATAACGCAGGGGTGTTGCGATAAAAATTCTGGAGTACTTCACTCCCTTCACGCGCACCTCCGCCGACAATACTACCAACCTTGGCCGGTCCTGCACCGTACAATGTCGCGTATATAAGAGTCTTAGCCTGCGGTCTCGTAATGCCTGCGGCATCAGCGTTCTTCTGATGGATGTCCCCATTCAATAGTTCCTCTGTCCACTCGTCATCCTGCATGTAATGTGCAAGACAACGTAACTCGATCCCCGAAAGATCCGTCCCGCATAAGATGTTACCATCATCAACAGTCCACAGACCACGACACTCAGGTCCATATTCGCTGTTGACACTAGGTACTTGACCCATATTGGGCTTCTGGTGTGTCATGCGTCCAGTCACAGCACCATTAGTAATGACCCTGCCATGTACCCTACCGTCATCCTTGACGTTATCAATCCATGACTCAAGCAGACCAACCCGCTTCTGTATCATCAGGTACTCAGCAATCAGTTGTGCTTCAGGTAAGTCAATAGCTTTCAGTGTACCCTCATCAACTATGATAGTCCCTTTCTCAGTCGTCTTAGTAAACTTAACACCACGTTCCTGCAGACGCTGTGCGATCTGTTGTCTTGACCCCACATTGAATACGGTAACCCTGTCTTTAAGTTGTTTGCCTGTCTTCTCTGACCAACGCTCTTCCACAATCGGAGGAAATATATTTTGCAAGTGGTCAGTAATATAAGCCATTCGATCTTTAAGTTGAGCCAATAAAGAGATAGCTTCTTTCTCATTGAGTTTAAAACCATTGTCTTCCTGCTTCTTCATGATGTATGCAACACGATGCTCAAGATCAACAGAGTATGCGTAGCCCTGTAACTCTTTGTCGAGCTTCTCATACAACAGCGTAGTCACATGGACATCCTGCCTACAATACTTGATCATCTCTTGCGTGAGGCCACCGTCAAAGTCAGTGAACTCATCTTTGAAATCACCAAGACGTTGACCCCACATACGTAGACTATGACCACCCTCCAGTTGTGGATTCCATAGCCTTGACATCACTAATGTATCACGCACCTTGCGTACAGGAATCTTGATACCCCATACTCTTGACAAGACAGGACCATCAAACCCAATGATGTTATGACCAACAACAATGTCAGCCTGATTGATTAAGTCTTGCAGTCCACCTTGTCCATGCGTAAACACATTACCTTCACTCGCAGGAAACCAATTACCCTTGGTCACACAACACCAGATGGTGTCATGCGCGAGGTTGGTTTCGATATCGAGTACCAGTACATTTGGTTGCATTACAACTCCTCATCATTTACCTCAGTCATTCTACCAGTGTCACGGGAGTACAGCAAGCTACACGCAGGACCAGTAGTCCCACTGAAGCGGTTCTTTAGAACACGCACACGGGTAGTGTTGCGCTCAGTAACATCCTCAGCCTGACCATTACGCTCCAGTCCAATCACCATGTCAGATAGCTGAGCAATGGAACCAGATCCACGCAGTTGTGCCAGTGATGTAGCCGCACCTTCTTCATGCCCCTTGGTATCAGGACGCTTGAGATGCGACACCACAATCAGAGCAATACCAGTCTCCTGCACAAGCATACGTAGCTTGGTCATGATCTCATCAATAGCCTTACGTTCATCACCACTAGCCTGAGCAGACACAACAATACTGATGTGGTCAAGGAAGACGTAGCCACAGCCCAACGCTTTTGCAAGATACCGCACTCGATTGATAATGTTATCGACACTGGTGCTACCAAAGTGATCGAACAAGTAGATACGCTCTGTCCCTAAAGTTTTGGTAAAGGCATCCCTCTTGTCTTCTGTGGTTGCATCTGAGTCAGGTAAGTGAAGTGGTTGATTAGCCGCCAGTGACATCAGTGACAGACCTGTCTTGCGTACTGACTCCTCAAGGAACATCAGACCAAGGTTCTCCTCAGTCTTGTTGAGAACATGCCACACAATCTCACGTACAAACTGAGACTTACCAAGCCCAGATCCTGCAGTGATCGTCACTAACTCACCTTTTCGGATACCATATGTTAACCCATTTACACCCGCAAACGGATAGTCAACATCGGCAGGTGCAAGAGGCTTCATCACATCCTCATACAATTGGCTACCGACAATGATGCCATCAGGTACGTGTTGCTCAGAGGCCCACCACTTGTCAGAGAACTCCTTCATCTTCTTGTTCTGAAGATAGTCGCACGCATCCTTCATACCATCGAGATGCTTGAACACCTTGGCTTTACTGCCAAAGATCTCAGCTACCTGTGATGCCGCCTTCTGTCCTGCATCGTCAGCGTCAAAGCAGATCACGATGTTGTCAAAGGAATCAAGCCACTCGTAGTGAGACCGTATGTCTTTGGCGGCAGAGGCCGCGCCGTTCCGGATAGAAACCACCGGATACTTAGACCCAAGCATTTGGTACGCGGCCATCGCATCGAACTCGCCCTCGACAATGGTGACAAACTTACCGCCCTTGCTGAAGAGATGCTGACCATATAGCTGTGCGTCTTTCCAGTTGCCATTGACAAAGAACTTCTTATCAGCAGAGCGTACCTTCTCAGCTATAATGTTGCCATTGTCATCTGTGTATGCGAACGCGGTTTGTCCATCGTACTGAACACATTTGTATGTACGTGCAGTGTCACTGCTGATACCACGGTCAATGATCGTTCGATAGTTTGCGTCCTCAAACGCATGGACAGGCTTACTGTCGTGTGTTGTTGCGTGCATTAGTACCTCGCTATTCCTTTCTACCCAATCGTCTGACTCAGGCGGTCTACGTGCCTCACAGGAGAAGCAATGAGTCCACCCGTCATCGTTAGTTGCAAGCGCATCGCTTGAACCACAGTCATTGCATGGTTGGTGCATCTTTACAAAAGGCACTCTCGTTCTCCTTGTAATATTGACTCAACATCCTCAACGCATACGCCTCCTTGTTGTCCTCACAATAATCAGAGAGACTGTTGAGTGTACGCAACAGACCATATTTATAAATCATCTCACAACAATCCACAAGAGTCTGATGATCATTGTGTTCCTCCATTGCAACTCTGAAGTCCTCTTCAGGGATATTAAAGATATTAACCATAACTAAAATCTCTTGCGTATCTATAAAGTAAGAATATTGTATCATGAATTTTCATCTGAGTCAAGCTCCATCACATCAGAGATACTCATCAGGTCATGACGCTCAAGAGCTTTGATGTCAGTGTGCTTGAAACAATCATTACACATATCAATAAACTCTTCTGAGTCGGCATACCTGCGAGTCGCTTCAAAGTCAGTCAACTCTTTGTTACATCCCAGACATCTCATTCATATATCTCCCTGCTAGTGAGCAGGCAATGATGACAGCATAGATTAAGAATCCTTTACTGATACTCATCGATTACCCCACGGTTTTGTGATCATCCAGTGACCACATGGTATCACACCATGCCATAGTTTGTCAAACGAACTCATTCTTCATACTCCCTCTGCATGAGATACAACTCACCGATGACATGCTCAGCCAACGCAAGACGACCACGCATCCACTCGATGTGATCGCTCTGTGATTTCAGCCTCGCTATGATGGCATCGAGCGCACCTTCAGTGTCAGCAAACTCAATTGTAAGTGGATCTAAATTCTCTAAAAAGTTCACAAGTTCTTCAATTGTATAGTAATGTTTCATTCGTAGCTTACCTCTTCCATTTTCATTGACGGTCCTTCATTCACAACATAACGCCAGATTTCTCTATCTGTTCCGCACATCCACTTGACTTCCTCGATGAAGCCTTGAGGCAAACTATCACTGTAGTCTTCCAACTCAACAGACTGCAAGTGCCATGAGTCAGGAATGTCTCCACCCTTCTCAAACTTCCACACGACATTGAGACAGAACTCATTGTCCTCTGGGTCATACCACCAATGAGTACCGTAATACTCCCTACCATCTTTAAACATCAGTGCAAATCTCCCATCACTGCTACTTCATCGCGCGTCATGAACTTGTGATCCATGTCCGCAACATCCTCTGCATCCAACCATGCATCCTGTGACTCACCATTGGCCCGATTGATACCAAGGAACAACACACGCCCTGCATACGGATAAGGGTACACATCAGGTGCATACCAGAACTCTGTCTCCTCATACAAGCCCTCATCGTTGACATAGATGGCATCGCCACCCTCATCGTATCCGCCAGAACCAAACCACATACACTGTAAGTGATTCTGGATATCACGCCAGTCATTTACTTCCACGTTCTCAATAGTCTTGAGATACGGATCTACTAATACACCTTTCATTTGTCTTTCTCCTTTACACGTTCTAACGATAACTCACCCCAGAACTCTTCATAGTCATCTGAAGAATGCTCCTCTGAATCTACATAATACATATACGATTCTTTGTTAAGTTTGTTTGTTGCCTCTTCAAGAGATTCAGCCTCTACACTAAACGTGGTCAGTCCTGTTACCGTCTCTTTGTATGGTACAGTAAACACAAACTCTTTCATATTACACCACCAATGCTTGTAAATGGAATTGAGATACCGCATTACCATCGGCAAAGCGACCACGATTGCAAGGCTTGTACACTAATTGCTCACACCATGAGTCCCATAGCTTGGATGTACTGCGGTTACCTTTACACAACTGCACATACCCAATGATCTTTCTGAACTTAGTCGAGTCCTTACGCACTCCTGCGGATATCTGTACATCCTTGGAGTCAACCTTGTAGAACCTGCGGGTATTGTGTACATCCATGCACCCCACGCGACCGAACATCATCTGCATGACAAAGCCTGCCTTGACCATACCAAGACCGGGAACATCCATCAGTCGCATCATCATGGCCGCATCCTTGGTGTCAGCAGTACCACCCAACTCCTTCTTAGGTGTGACCCACAACTCCATAAGGTCATCGTACAACTCACCACTATGCTCCAACAGATACTTGAGTGTATCCTTCTTGAAACCCCACACATACTTGGAGTCAAGACCATTCTGTTTGTAGTCAAGCATCTGCGTCTTCATGGTATGGAATGGTGTCTTGATCGACAACACAACAAACATGATACCGTCTTGCATACCGATAGGACTCAGTTGCATATACTCATTGATACGCGGGTTGATATCTTTAAACATTACTCCATCTCCTCATCAATACGGGCCGACACAACACGGCCTTTGATTTCCTCTGTACCACAATCGTCCTCAATCGAGACATTATTGTGATCACCCTGCTCGATCTGCGTGATCGCATCCTGAAGACTCGTCGCCTCCAAAGAATATTCACGCATGGTTTTAATCTCTTGCACCACAATGTAGTGGTGAGTCTCTTCATACGGTTCATACATATAATCTTTACTCATTACTCTGCCTCCTCAATTTCATTCAACCGTTCTTGACATCTGCGAGCGCGTAATTGATACCACTCATTACCGCCCATCATACTGAACAAATCGTATGCCGTCGAGTAGTTACCACGAGCCAACGACATATAGCCACCATCAAAGTCCTCATTCGCCTCGCTGAAGAATGCCTCAGCAATAAATGACACTTGACTCTCACGTAGATCCTTAAGATCAAACAACTTACATTCTAATTTCATGTTACTCTCCAAGTTTACTCACAAAATATATACCAACAAACAACAGAACTACAAGCTCTGCACCATGTAACGCTGAATGCAACAGCGGATTCATTAACTCAAAACTATTCACAATCTTCTCCTGTTATCAATTCCCATATACTCTTGAACAACCAACCACCTGTGCCCAACATAAAGGCCACAAATGAAATCACAAACAATGTCACAAGTGTATCCACAAATGTACTCCTTTTTAAGTATGCTTAAAAGAAGGGGCTTTCGCCCCTCCAGATTAGGCCGCTTTCGCGACCTCGATCTCTTGAGCGATGATCGTCTGTATTTGATGCATCGTCATTCCCGAATCAAGCATCGCTCGCAATGCCGTCTTGAATTGATCGATCGGACTGGTCACTTCGCTCGGTTCTTTCGCTTCATCCTGAAGTTTCGGTAGGTCTTGCGCTTTCGGCTTGTTAACCTTATGCGTTTTATTCCTGCTCGGATCTTTAGCGTCTAGACAGGCTTTATACCACTGGTCTAAATTGCCCGCATTTTCTGCCAGTTTAATCACATCCTCTTTATGCGTCATTGCCAGTTTAAGGACTTTCTTGATTTGAGACTTCATCGTTGCCGATGATGATTTAAGAACCCCTTTCGCAATCGCCTGTTCTTGGACTTGATCAATGTAGTTCTGAATCAGTGCATCGCCTAATGTGGCCTCATTGATGAATGCCTTCAGAACACCAACAGTCTTAATGCCTGCTGTCTGCTGACTCTTCAGAGCAGATGCCATTTTTGTTACATGCGTTTTGATATCCATTTTTACTACCTCTTTAAGTATGCTTAAACTCTGGATTCGAGACGCGGTATTGCGCTCTTGTTAGGTTAGACCGTGTTTGGAGCATGTTAGTTTCATTGTATATATCTATCGATATGACTGGGGTGATAGGTGGGGTCTATTAGAAAGATATCCATAGGGGTACTGTATCGATACTCACACTTCCATAGTCAGAAATCATTTGACATGTTGAACTAATCAAGAATCGTGCCAGTTTTCGCCATGCAACAACCATGCCAACTCCGCAGGCCGGGGGGAGGGCACACCGGTAAACGTGTCGATAGTGTACCTACTCAGATACAAAAAAAGGTAAAATAAAAATCTAAATGATAATGGTTATCTTAATGCGAATCATTTGCATTTACAAAGACTTAACCGCGTCTGCGGAGATAAACAGCATGGCTGAGACCCGCCAGAGAAAGGGACAAGGGAAGAATATGCACTGATTATGTTAAAAGGTCTTGACAAATCAACAAAAGTATGGTACAATATATACACTTTAGAGAAACGCAAGAGAAAAACGCAAGTAGTTAATTACTTTTAATGTTAATATCTCTTGCATTTCTGTTGCGATAACTACAGAGTACTGTATATGACAGAGAATACTCCAACAAAAAGAATTGGAAGACCCCCTAAGAGTGATGTTGAGTCTAAAAAGGTGGGCAATCGCGTAAAACGTGGAAGACCTCCCGGAGATGCGGCGGCAATCAATGAGATGAAAGCTCGTTTGTTAGCCAGTCCGAAGTCTCGAAAGGTACTTGATAGTATTGTCAACGCCGCATTAGACGATGAACATAAGAATCAAGCGGCGGCATGGAAATTATTAATGGATCGTATGCTACCTGTGAGTTATTTTGAAAAAGATGCAAGCGGTGGTAGGTCATCTGTAAACATTACGATCACTGGTGTAGGCGGTGAGACTACAATCAGCACTGAGGGTAAAGGAGAAATCATAGATCATGAGTGAAGCTCAGAGAATTTTAAATCTAATTGCAGAAGAAAAAGAAATGTCTCCTGATTTGATTGCTGATGCGATGAATAAAATTGCATACCATGAAAGTTGGGACTCAGAACAACGTATGGGTATTATTCCTGATCGTGTTCAGATGGGTGGTGGTCCCGGACGTGGTGCGTTCCAGTATGAAATTGGAGAAGGTAAATCTGCTGAAGTAGGTCTTAATAGAATCAAAGCATTCTACGAAGAGGTATTGAAAGAAGAACCACCAGAGTGGGTACAAGAGTTACCTATTGATTATAATCCTGCTGAACTAGACTTAGACCAACAGCAAGTACTATTCCTTGCAGACCATCGAATGCGTCCACGCTCTGATTTTAAAAAGTTAGAATCAATGCCTGTTGATGAATGGTGGGGTCGCTACCATCAAACACAGAATGATCCAAGTAAGCGTGCAAAATTTAGAACTCATGCGGAATTGTATGAAGCAGATCTATTAGGAGAACCCGGTTTCAAAGATATTCCTATACCTCCAACGGAGCCGGGTCGTCTGGATTTTGAGTTACCTCCTGTACAGCAAGGACCAGAGCCAACGGCTCAACCAGTACAGGAGGAGTCTGTTACAATAGATGAATTGAAAGGAGAAGCAACAGGACTAGAAAGTGAATTTGACAAGCTTGATAGTTTACTCTTACAAGGAACACCTTACGCTCGTAAATGACAGAACTTAATGTAGAACTACTACCGTGGCAACAAGATGTCTTTGAAGATAAGGCACGATTTAAGATTGTTGCGGCAGGAAGACGTACAGGTAAATCACGACTTGCCGCTTGGTTGTTAATCATTAACGCATTACAGACTGAACGTGGTCATGTGTTTTATGTTGCGCCAACTCAAGGGCAGGCTCGTGATATTATGTGGCAAACATTGCTAGAGCTAGCGCATCCTGTCATTAAAAGTTCCCACATTAACAACTTGCAAATCACTCTCATTAACGGTTGTACTATCTCACTAAAAGGTGCTGATAGACCAGAGACCATGCGTGGTGTATCCCTTAAGTTCCTTGTGATGGACGAATATGCGGATATGAAACCTAGTGTATGGGAACAGATTCTACGTCCTGCGCTTGCTGACCAGAAGGGTGAAGCCATGTTTATTGGTACGCCAATGGGTCGTAATCACTTTTATGAGTTGTATCAGTATGCGGAGTTAGAGGATGATGAGTCATATAAAGCATGGCATTTCACATCTTATGACAATCCGTTACTCGATCCAAACGAAATTGATACAGCTAAAAAATCCATGTCGAGCTATGCGTTCAGGCAAGAATTCCTTGCAAGCTTTGAAGCTAGTGGTTCAGAAATATTTAAAGAAGACTGGGTACAGTTTGATGATGAAGAGCCTGAGCATGGGGATTATTATATTGCAGTTGACCTTGCAGGTTTTGCAGATGTTGAATCCGCAACGAAATCAAAAAACAAAAAACTAGACCAGACCGCTATTGCCGTTGTAAAAGTTAATGAAGACGGATGGTGGGTAGCAAACATTATTCACGGTAGATGGGATATTAAAAAAACTGCAAAGAAAATATTTGATGCAGTATCTCATTACCAACCAATTGCAGTTGGGATTGAAAAAGGTGCATTAAAAAATGCTGTGCTTCCATACCTAACTGATATTATGAAATCGAGTCAGCGTTTCTTTCGTGTTGAAGAACTTACACACGGTAACAAGAAAAAGATTGATCGTATTATCTGGGGACTTCAAGGCCGTTTTGAACATAAGCAAATAACACTTAATAAAGGCGAATGGAATGCAAACTTTCTTGATGAACTCTTTCAGTTCCCTAATGCATTAGTACACGATGACTTGGTTGATGCCCTCGCTTACATTGACCAACTTGCTAAAGTAGTCTACTACTACGACTACGAAGAAGATGATTTTGAAGTTTTAGATACCGTAGCAGGATATTAACATGGATTACGAACAGGATTTTACAAAAGACGGATCACTTGAAAACTGGGTAATGCAGAAATGTAATACTTGGCGTGATCATTACGAAGCCAACTATCAAAAAAAGTTTGACGAATACTATAGATTATGGCGTGGTGTCTGGGCAGAAGAAGATAGTATGCGAGCGTCTGAACGATCTCGTATTATTTCTCCCGCATTACAACAAGCTGTTGAGTCTAGTGTCGCAGAAGTCGAAGAAGCTACGTTTGGTCGTGGTAAGTTCTTTGATATTAAGGATGACATGGTTGATCCTAACCAAGGTGACATCCAACTTGTACGGGAACAACTCACAGAAGATTTCCAGTATGTGGGGGTGCGTAAGCAAATCGCTGAGTGTCTTATCAATGCCGCCGTGTTTGGTACTGGTGTTGCAGAGATTGTAGCCAACGAAATTAAAGAGTTTATTCCTGCAACCCAACCAATCCTTGACGGTGAAATGCAGGCAGTTGGTGTGATGGAAACAACACGTACTGTTTTTACTTTACGTCCTGTTATGCCCCAGAACTTTTTGATTGATCCTGTTGCGACTAGCGTTGAAGAAGCACTGGGCGTTGCGATTGATGAGTTTGTTCCTTACCACCAAGTTAAAATATTACAAGAGCAAGGTATTTATAATGATACTGAAGTAGGAACTGCACCTCCTGACAGCGATCTTGAGCCAGATCAAGACTTGACAGTACATTTTGAAGACAAGGTGCGTTTGACTAAGTATTATGGTCTTGTTCCTCGTGATCTCTTTGAACAGAGTGCATACGACATGGAGGACGATGAGACCGAAGAGTCAAAAGATCAATATATCGAAGCAATCATTGTCATTGCAAACAACAGTACACTTCTGAAAGTAGAAGCAAACCCATATATGATGGAAGATCGTCCTGTTATTGCATTCCCTTGGGATATCGTACCAGGTCGTTTTTGGGGTCGTGGTGTTTGTGAAAAAGGTTACAACGCACAGAAAGCTCTCGATACAGAACTACGCGCACGTATTGATGCCTTGGCATTGACTGTACATCCAATGATGGCTGTAGACGCTTCTAGGCTCCCTCGTGGTGCTAAGCTAGAGGTACGTCCGGGTAAAGCAATCTTGACTAATGGTAACCCTGCTGAGATCTTACAACCATTTAACTTTGGTCAGCTTGACCCTAACACGTTTAATCAATCAACATCATTACAACAAATGGTGCAAATGGCTACTGGTGCAATTGATGCGGCAGGAATACCGGGAAGTATTAATGGCGACTCTACAGCCGCAGGGATTTCAATGTCACTTGGGGCTATTATTAAACGTCACAAGCGTACATTGATTAACTTCCAAGAAGCGTTCTTGATTCCAATGGTCAAGAAAGTTGCCCACCGTTACATGCAGTTTGATCCAGAGCGTTATCCTGCAAAAGACTTTAAGTTCATTACAACTTCATCACTAGGTATCATTGCACGTGAGTATGAAGTTACTCAGTTGGTACAGTTGTTACAAACAATGTCACCTGACTCTCCGATGTATCCATTACTAATTGAGTCTATTGTAGATAACATGAACCTCAGTAACCGTGAAGAAATTATTGCAAAGTTACGTGAAGCCAATCAGCCTAACCCAGAACAACAAGCAATGCAACAAGCGGCTATGGAAATGGATATGGCGCAGAAGCAAGCTACCATTGCAAACATCCAAGCACAGAATGAAGAGATTATGTCTCGTGTGCGTCAGAACGAAGTAGAAACTCAACTCCTTCCTGAAGATGCACAGACTAAACGGATTGCCGCTATGAAGGGTGCAATACCAGACAAAGATGAAACTGATAAAGAGTTTGATCGTAGAGCTAAACTTGCAGAGCTTGTACTTAAAGAACGTGAGATCGCAAGTAAAGAAGATATTGTTGAGCAACAAATGAGGCAAGCCAATGGTAACTAAGCAAGATGTGGATAACATTCTCCAACAAGTGAATGCCATATTGCAAAGATTAGACGATAGGATTTCCGCACTAGAATCGGAGAATAAAAAACCAACTACCACAAGGAATACAAAAAGTCAAGCAAAAGACTTGACAAATGATTAAAAATGTGGTATAATATTTGCATCAATTAACAGGAGAAACTCGATTGAGTCCTGAAGAAGAAAAGTATTATGAAATTTATCTTGACTTATTTTTACATCCGGGTTGGAAACAATTCGTAGAAGAAGCTCAAGAAACTCTTGATACACATATCATTGAAGATATCAAGAGTGAAAAAGAATTATTCCTTTTGCAAGGACAACGTACAGCATTGTTAAACATTGTACGCTTTGAAACTGGAATAAAAAATGCATTTGACATGGAGTCTGAGAATGCTTAGGCGATATGATTTCAAATGTACCAACTGTCAACATATTGAAGAACAATGGGTAGATTCTAACGATCTATTTGCAACTTGTCCTGAATGTGGTGACACCGCACAGCGGATAATCTCTAGTGTCCGAACACATTTCAAAGGTTCAGGTTGGCCTGATGCCGATGATGCGTGGGCTAAGGATCACGAAAGAGCCGCTAGACAATAACATATCCATAATGCTACGGCACGGAGTTTAACAATATGGCACGTTTTTTAGATGTAAGTCCCGAAGAACTAGAGGACGGAGAAGAATACTCACCTGTTGAAGAAGAGCAGACTCCTATTGAGGAACAACCTGCAGAACCAGAAGAGATTCAAGAAGCCCAAGAAGAAGATGATATTCCTGAAAAGTATCAGGGTAAGGACATTAAGGATATTGTCCGGATGCATCAAGAGGCTGAGAAACTTTTAGGTAAACAATCTTCAGAGGTCGGAGAACTCCGTAAGATAGTTGATGATTTCGTTAAGACACAGATAGAAGCCAAGAATAGCCCACAAGAAACTGTCGAAGACTTTGACATCTTTGACGATCCTGATAAGTACATTGATAACAAACTTGCTAATCATCCAAAGATTAAGGAAGCTGAAGAGCTTTCTCGTCAGATGAAACAAGCAGAGATTTTCAACAAACTACAATCTAATCATCCTGACTTTCGAGAGATTATTCAAGATGAAAAGTTTGGTGAGTGGGTTGCTAAATCTAAAGTGCGTACTGAATTGTACCAACGAGCAGATCAAAAGTTTGATTATGATAGTGCTGATGAACTTCTCACGTTGTGGAAAGAACGTCAAAACTTAGTTAAAGAAACTGTTGATATGCAAGAGACTGATCGTAAACGCCAATTGAAGTCAGCTTCAACTGGTAATGCGAAAGGATCAGGAGAGTCACCAAGTCGTAAAATCTATCGACGTGCTGATATTATTAAACTAATGCAAACAGACCCTAAGCGTTATCAAGCCTTAAGTGATGAGATCATGGCGGCATATGCAGAGGGTCGTGTCAAGTAACGTTAAGGAGTTATTAACATGGCACTTGGTACTAACCACGTCACCAATACTACTGGTGCAACTTTCATCCCCGAAATTTGGAGTGATGAAATTATCGCGGCATATGAGAAGTCTCTCGTACTTGCCAATCTTGTAAACCGTATGCCAATGACTGGTAAGAAGGGTGATACACTTCACATTCCTAAGCCTACTCGTGGCGATGCATCTGCTAAGTCTGCTGAAACTCAGGTCACACTGATTGCGGCAACTGAGTCAGAAGTACAGGTAACTGTAGACAAGCACTACGAATACTCACGCTTAATTGAAGATATTACTGATGTACAAGCTCTTGCTTCTATGCGTCAGTTCTACACTTCAGACGCAGGTTATGCACTTGCAAAGCAGGTTGACACTGACCTATTTTCTTTGGGTAAAAGTGTAGGTCTTTATGAAGCTGATGGTACAACTGCAAACGCAGGTACTGACTGGATTCATAGTAACTCATACTACATGGATGACTCTACAGGATTAACTGCTTATGCGGTTGACACTGTAGCAGCGGCTGATGTTTTTTCTGATGCGGCATTCCGCGAAGCAATTAAAACACTTGACGATGCTGACGTTCCTATGGATCAGCGTTTCCTCGTAGTTCCTCCTTCAGTCGTACAAACTATCCGTGGCATCACTCGCTACAACTCATCTGATTTTGTATCAGGTCAGCCAACAGTGAATGGTAACATTGGTAGCCTCTACGGTATTGACATCTACGTCTCTACTAACTGCCCAGTCATTGAAACTGCCGCGCAAAACACTGCCGGTGGTGATTTGAAAGCAGGTATCCTGGGTCATAAAGACTTTGCGGTATTTGCAGAGCAAATGGGTGTGCGTACTCAAACTCAGTACAAGCAAGAATACCTTGGTGACTTGTTCACTGCCGACACTCTCTACGGTGTCAAGGTGTTACGTCCTGAGTCTGCTTTGGCATTGGTCTTCAACGCCTAAAGCAACCTAGGGGTCACATTCGTGGCCCCTTCCTTATTCTAATCACTGGAGAGACTAATGGCAATCTTTCGTGGCACAGGTAGTGCGGCTACAACTTCAGATCAAACTACCATTGATACAGTCACTCAAGCTGTTGTAGACGCTGAAGCGGCACAGACTGCGGCAGAGACTGCTCAGGGACTTGCAGAGACAGCGAAGACAAATGCTGAAAATCTCTATGGTGATCTAGCGGCTGTAGAAGCGGCTAAAGACACTGCGGTAGCTTCTGCAAGCACTGCAACAACTAAAGCATCTGAGGCGGCGGCTAGTGCTGTTTCAGCGGCAGACGATGCAACCAATGCAAACGCATCTTATATTCTAACTAACGGTGCATTCCTAGACTTCCAAACACTCTTCCTTGGTACTAAGACAGTAGCAGGTGGTGATACAATTCCTCCTGTTGTAGATAACCAAGGTAACGCTCTGCGTGACGGTGCTTTGTACTTTAACGGTGATTCTAATTTCTTGTTCGTATACAACGAAGGCGATGAAGAGTGGATCAACGTAACACCTAGTGAGACGGTTACACTCTCTCAAGTCTCTGACGTTACGGCTAATGCGGCTGAAGTTAATATCCTCGATGTCTCTGCACAGACTCCTTCAGACGGTCAGGTATTAACATACAACACAGTCGGTGATTTAAACTGGGCTACACCATCCACAGAGACTAACGACTTAACAGCCTCAGTAACTTGGGCTAACGTACCAGACGCTAACATCACACAGTCATCTGTTACACAGCATCAGGCGGCTCTATCCATCACAGAGTCTCAGATCAGTGACCTTCAGACTTACCTCACGACAGAAACTAATGATCTCACGGCGGCTGTTACATGGGCCAATGTTCCTGATGCAAACATTACTCAGTCTTCTGTTACACAACACCAAGCGGCTTTGTCTATTACTGAAAGCCAGATTAGTGACTTGGGTACATACGAGCCTGTCGATACTGATATTCTCCGGGCAGACACAGCAGACACAATCACTGCACCGATGCGTGGCACTATCACAGACAATACAACCTCGCTTACGTTCGACATGATTACAACAAACAACTTCAAAGCGGCTGTATCTAGTGGAACACCTACGCTGACATTCCAATATAACTCAACATCAACGCTTACAAATGCTGAAGGACAGTCAGGAAACATTTACCTTAACAATACTGGCGCAACCATATCGGCTGATACAGCGGTATTCATTAGCTCTGCTGACCTGACGACAATCAATACAGCAGGTAAATACTGGTTGAGTTACTTCTGTGATGGCACTAATGTGTTCGTTGCTGTAACTCCCGCATTAACTTCACAAGGTCTATAATGGCGATCATCCAAGGTAACGCTAAAAAGTCCACAGCGGCAGGTGGCTTCTATCCTAAGACCATTGAAGGATCGCTACGGTTTAACGATGATGATTCTGCGTACCTGAGTTGGACTCCTGACAGTGCGGGTAATCGTAAGACTTGGACGCTATCATTATGGACAAAGCGTGGCCGTGTTGATAACGCTAATACTGAACTGTTCGGCACTGCTTCAGAAGGTGACAAGTTAGCTTTTTCAGATAGTAGAATCTTTTGGTTTAATAATGGATCAGCATCAAGCTATTTAAGCACTACTGCGCTATTCCGTGATCCGTCTGCTTGGTATCACATTGTTTTAGCTTTTGACACAACGCAAGCCACAGCATCAAACAGAGTTAAGTTGTACGTCAATGGCGAACGAATTGCTTTTGATAACAACACAACATTTCCATCTCAAAACTACGATGGCGACATAAACAATGCGGAAGCACAGTTTATTGGAATGGGTCACTCAGGAACTGGAAGTTCGTATGACGGCTACATGGCCGAAGTCCACTTCATTGATGGACAGTCAGACACTGCTAGTATTACTAGTGGAAGTGCTGTTGTTACGGGACTGTCTGATACGTCAACACTACAAATTGGTTTATCGGTAGGTGGTACTGGTATTGCTAGTGGTGCTGTTATTACGTCAATAGATAGTAGCACTCAAATTACTATGAGTGAAAATGCAACTGCTACGAATGCAAGCGCAACTTTAGCATTCACACCCTTGCAAGATGCGTTCGGTGAGTTGAAGAACGGTGTGTGGGTGGCTAAGACTCCAGATGTCACCTACGGTACGAATGGGTTCTACCTAGACTTCCAAGACGATACAGAGGTTGAGGCGTTCAATACTGTGTTGTATCGGGGTAATGGCCTTAGCTCAAGTTCTGTTACAGGGATGGGCTTTGAGCCTGACTTAGTGTGGATAAAAGCTCGTGATGGCGCATACAATCATATTTTATTTGATTCAGTTCGTGGGGTTGGTAAGTATCTTCCATCAAGTGAAGCATTTGCAGAAAACTGGGCAGGTGACTTATTCCCAAATTCAAAACCAACTACCGATGGTTTTATTGTTGACGGGCATTTAAACGTATCCATAAACGAATCCGGTAAAAAATACGTTGCTTGGGGTTGGAAAGCAGGTGGCGCACCTACCGTTGATAACTCAGCAGGTGCAGGGAATATTCCAACAACAGGTAGTGTCAAGATTGATGGCGTTAACTCTACGTCTGAACTAGCGGGTACTATCCCTGCCACAAGACTTTCTGCTAGCACTACCTATGGCTTCTCGATTGTTAGTTATACTGGTACTGGCACAGCAGGGGACACGGTTGGCCACGAGCTTGATAGTGTGCCTGATGTGGTCATCGTGAAAAACCGTGACGATAGTGATTCTTGGCAAGTCTATCATTCTGGGATAGCAAACGCTGAAGAAAAATATTTAAGGTTAAATTACCTTGGTAAGGCAGAAGACAGTAATACTCGATGGAATGACACTGCGCCATCAAGCTCTGTTTTTACTTTAGGCAGTGCTGTTGATGTAAATAACTTAAATGAAGACTACATCGCCTACTGTTGGGCAGAGACGGCAGGATATTCCAAGTTTGATAGTTTTGCAGGTGAAGGTTCTAACAACACAACGATAAGCAAAAGAATTTATACAACTAATGATGGAACTGTGTCAGGCACTGGCGGATTTAGACCATCAATGATTATATTCAAGCGCACTGATATTGATAGCGTCAATGGTTGGTATATGTTTGACAGCACAAGAGATACTGATTCTGTTGTAGGTCACCCGTTATTCCCAGATCAAACTTATACTGAAGGTGGTACAGAATCCGTTATTGAATTTAATGACGATGGTTTTACTATTGTACGGGCGTATCAAGACTACTGCGGGGCAGGTGGCACATACGTCTACATGGCCTTTGCAGACACAAGAGATGCGGCCTTCTGGTTAGATCAGTCTGGTAATGACAATGACTGGCAACCAGTCAACCTAGACCATAACGATACCGTTGCAGACAGTCCGACTGATAACTTTGCTACGTTGAATCCGCTGTCCAAAGGAAATAATGTGACGTTATCGGATGGAAATTTAAAAGCCGTATCAGGATCACCATATTCCCCTGCTGTTTCTACTATTGGTGTCTCAAGTGGCAAGTGGTATGTAGAGGCACAAACTTTATCTAACAACCTAAACATAGGAATAACTGCACAAAGTCATTTAGGCACAACGAGTTATCTTGGACAAACAGCAGATAGTTGGTGCTATGCAACAGATGGCAATATCTACAATGGTGGTTCTTCTGTATTGAATACTGGAACTACTTATACCGTTGGAGATGTTGTAGGTATGGCGTTAGATATGGATGCAGGGGATATGTATGTATATAAAAATGGTGATCCTGTTTATTCTGGTAACGCAGTCGTAACAGGCTTGTCTGGTACATATTATATCGGTGTTGGAGCATCTAACAGCACAATGGTTATCAACTTTGGCCAACAACCATTCAAACACGATCCACCTGCGTAGGAACTAGACATGGCATATTTACCACTCAGCACAGCCAACCTACCCGATCCTGCGATAGACCCTGCACAGGGAAGCAGTCCAGAGGATTACTTTGGCATAGATACCTACACTGGTAATGGCGGAACGATTGATTCGGATTTTGGATTTGATTGTGATCTAGTCTGGTACAAAAACAGAGGTAGAACGAACACATACCATTATTTATTTGACCAAGTTCGTGGTGATGATTTACCTCTTTATTCTAATGATAACTTCTCAGAAGATAGCCAGTTTCCAACGTATCACACCCAGTCATTTATAACTGGCGGCTCAAGAATTGTACGAACTCTTGGCGATCACCTGAACTTTTCTGGTGACTCATATGTAGCTTGGGCATGGAAAGCAGGAACATCTGTATCAGGGTCGACTACTGGGTCAGGTACTAGCCAAAGTTATACTGGATCAGTTAGCCCAATTTCTGGATTTGGAATTATTGGATATGCAGGGAATGGAACAACAGGTCATTCAATCCCGCATCATTTAGACAGCGCACCTGAAGTTGTTATTGTAAAGCGTAGAACTGCTGCAGATAACTGGGCAGTAACTACACCTGACGTAAACAGGCTTTATCTTAACGGCACTAATGATGCGGCTAGTATTAACTACAACTGGGCAGATCAAGACGGTTCTGTTGTAACTCTGAACGGTACAGATGCGTTTATGAACGCTACCTCAAACACTTACATCATGTACTGCTTCCACAGTGTCGAAGGCTACTCAAAGTTTGGCTCATACGAAGGAGGATCAGATGCATTTGTTTACACAGGCTTTAGCCCTGCAATGATTATTTGCAAAAATATTGACTCAGGTACAGCCAAATGGGGCATCAAAGACAATACAAGAAGCCCGTATAATCCAACACGAGATAGTTTGTACCCAAACTCAGAACTAGCCGCTTATACAGGTGACTTACATGATGTAGATTTCCTATCAAACGGATTTAAACTACGAAACTCAGACGATGTATGGGATGGCTCTGGAACCTACATCTACATGGCCTTTGCCGAAAACCCATTTAAGTACAGCAACGCTCGCTGATAGGAGATAGAAACAATGTGGACTTACTTAGGTCGAGTCATCAAGCAAGGCAGGGCGTGGACTGACGCTGAAGGTACACAGCATCCTGCTCAATGGAATCGTTGGACAGACGAGGAGAAGGCCGCTAGAGGTCTGGTGTGGAATCAGGACTTACAGCCTGTACCGTTCGACAACCGCTTCTACTGGAGCGCAGGAGTTCCAAAGGCACTGGATGATGTCAACGCAGTAGACGAGGACGGCAATCCTGTACTGGATGAAGACGGTGTACAGATCGTCACCAAGGGACTCAAGAGCAATGCCATCGCACAAGTCAAAGCAACAGCGGGTGGACTCCTACAACCAACTGATTGGATGGTTACGAGAAAAGCAGAGACGGGAACGGAAGTACCAAGTGCCGTTGGAGATTACAGAACGGCTGTCAGAACTGCGTCAGAGGCTATCGAGACTGCCATAGCAGGGGTCACTACCCTAGAAGCATTTATGGCTCTCTATGACGCTCCTGTGGACGCTGACGGTATGCCGACAGGTAATGCTCCCATTAACGACTGGCCGGATGCAATCTAAGGAACGGAGATGACAATGGCAACAGAAAGCACGAAAACTTTAGTAGACGGTTTAAGTGTAGTCACTGTAGTAGGAACGATAGGTGAACTGTTGCCTCCGATGGCGGCGTTGTTTACATTAGTATGGACAGCAATAAGGATCTACGAAACTAAGACAGTACAGAGGTTATTGGGCAAGGATCGCCCCGATGATAGCTGAACTCGCCGCCGCTAATGCGGCCTTTGGCGTTATTAAAGAAACTATCGCCAATGG